ATAAATTTATATTTGAAACTATTAATGGAAATCAGGTAACTGGATTTATTTCAACATATCATGATTTAGAACCTGAAAATATTATCAAAATTTCTGGTCTTTCAACTTATGTTGCTAATTTGTCTGGTGATGTGACTATTGGAGTTCCATTTGACGACTTCAGTTTAACTGACAACGTAGCAGCAGAAGCTGTTGGTGGCATGACTACAGATCTCCCAATCTCAAATATTCCAGAGTTTTTAAGACCAAACTCCGAAATTGAAATTAATGATGAGACTCTTACAGTTCTTAATGTTTACAAACCATTAAATATTGCTGGTAGATTTAATAACATCCTTAGAGCAGTAAGAGGAACCTCTGGATCTGGTCACACTGTTGGAGCTGCTATAACAGTAAAATCCAGCCAAATAACATTTAGTTTTGATGGTCCAACTTTAGATTCTAAAGTAAATGATATTGTATATTTCAACCCAATAGAAGCAGTTGGATTTGGAACTACTCTAGGTATAGCAATTGATACAGATTATGCTATTGGCGGTATAACAACTGATAGAAGTATCCCAACATACTCAATCTATCTTGAAGATCATCCATTTACCGATAACCAACCTATTAAGATTGTAAAACCAGCAAGTGGTAATGCTATTTCAGTATCTACAGTTGGTGCTGCTTATACTTTCACTCTTCCTTTAACTGGAAATGAACAACTAGTATATGCTGTTAATAAAGGTCCAAATATCATTGGTATTAAAACGTCTTTAGATACTGCAGAAATTAATTTCCGTTCTTGTGATACAAATGATTATCAATATCAAATCACATCAGCATATAAGCAGGTAACTGGTAAAGTAGAAAGGTTATCTGCAAGAGTATCAACAGCATCTTCTCATGGTCTTCAAAAAAATGATAAAGTTTCATTTACAGTAAAACCAAATCTGACAGTTGGTGCTGGAACATCAACAGCAATAAGGGTTGTATTTGATGAGTTTACTCAAAATACTGTTATTGATCCAATTGGATTTAGTTCATCTTCAGTCGGTCTTTCAAGCTCTAAATTTATTATTCCAAGTCATGGATTAGTTACTGGTGACTTAGTATTTTATGATGCGAACGAAACAACTGGTATTGATACTGGAAAATACTTTGTGTTTTCTGATGATCCAGATCTATTCTCATTTGCAGAAACTAAAATTGATCTTCAGGGACAAAACATTAGATTAGTTACCTTTACCAAAGTTGGTGGAACTTCACATACAATATCTAAAGTAAATCCCCAAATAAAAGTAACCAGAAATAATAATATTAAATTTGATGTATCAGATAGTTCCTTATCTGGTTATAATTTTAAAATTTTCTATGATTCTGATTATAGAAATGAACTTATAGGAACTGGAAGTTCTGAGGCATTTGAGATAACTGGAATTGGAACTGTTGGAATGGGAACTGCCAGCGTTACTATTCAGTTTAACGAATATTTACCAGAGCAACTATATTATAACTTAGAAAAAACTTCAAATAATACTCTTGTAGAATCTGATATTTCAGTAGATAATTTCTCAAGAATTTTATATATTGATAGTGAGTATTCTAAAAACACAACTGTCGTTGGATTGGGAACTGTAGTTACAACATTCTTAGTCAATCTTCCAGAAAAACCTGAAAAAGATTCCTATACTTCTTCTGATGTTGATAAGTTAGAATATTCTACAAAATCAACTACTGCTATCGGCGGAATTTCCAAACTTAATATCTTATCTAAAGGAACTAATTATGATAAACTTCCTGGAATATCAACGATCACCTCAGAATTAGGAGTTAATGCTGAAATTGTTCCAAAATCAACTAATATTGGTTTATTAGATAGAACTGCAGTTGAGAAACCTGGATTTGACTTTCCTGTTGATAAAACTCTAAAACCAGTAGCTGACATTCCAGCAATACATGAACTTACAAATTACTTTACTACTGGTAATGTCTCACCAGTCTATGGTGGAAGAAACTTTATTACTCCTCCAAATCTAGTTCTTGTAAATTCATCAAATAATACTTTAGTTGATGAGGTAGTTCTCATTGCAGAATTAGACGCTGGAAGTATTGATAAAGTAGTCGTTGTAAATTCTGGAAGTGGTCTTCAGGGTGTTGGCCACAGTGTTTACAGTTTAATTAATGATAATGGTTTAAGTATCACTAAGATTGATAGTGTTCAAACAGGAATTATGACTCTAACTGTTGTAACTCCAGTATTAGGATTCTCAACAAGCCCATTACAAGCAGGTGATGAAGTATTCGTTGATGGTATTCAGGAATATACAGGAGAAGGTGACGGATTTAATTCTAAAGATTATGGATTTAGATTCTTTGAGGTAACTGCATTTAATAGTGGTATCAACCCTGCTGAAGTTACAATTAATCTAAGTGGAATAGGAACAGGATCTCCTGGAGTTGGTGTTACTAATGTTAACTTTGGATCTATTGTCAAGAAAGAATCTTATCCAACATTCTCCGTAGAAATTCTCGAAACTAATTTTATTGATAATGAACCTATACTCTTGGTAAATCAAGCAGGTAATCTAACTAAAACAACTCTAACAGTAGATTCTTCTGATAAGTCAACTCTCAAAACTAGAGGTGATCTAGAAGTAAATATTGGTGATGTACTTCTTGGTTCAGTTTCTGGAGTTAGAGGAACTGTTGTAGAATCTAAATCTTTTGATGGATTTTACAATGTTGGATATGGATCTACAATTAACTTTGGTTGGTTGACAAATAAAGGAGTATTAAATGATGATACTCAAGTTATATCAGATAATAATTATTATCAAAAATTAGCATACAGTATTAAGAGTCCTGTTAAATTTGAGGATTTGATTGGTCCAGTCAATCGTTTGGCACATATTTCAGGTACAAAGAATTTTGCTGATACCGAAATAACTTCAGTAGCTGTTGCTTCTACTAATTTTATTGATGATGGCACACAATCTATAGTTATTGACTTATTCTCTGAATCAGACGTAACAACTAATAATTTCTTTGATTTTGCAGTTGATACTGATGTTGAACAGAGTGTAACTAATTTTAGTCAACTTTCTACAAATTCAATTAAATTTGGAACTAAAAAACTCACCAACTTTATTGAATGTTTAACTAATAGAGTTCTGAGTATTGATGATATCAGTGGATCATTCATTGATAGAGAAAACTTAGTTGGTAATTTTAAAGATATTATAAATTACCCCAGTGGAACAGGATATTCTAGATTTACAATTGTAGTAACTGACGTTGTTGATCAAACATCATTTCAAATTTATGATTTAATTATTATTTCTGATGGTAATAATAATACATTCTTATTAGAAAAAGCGAATGTTAAATCTAATGCCCAACAACAAGTAGATCTTGAAAATGAAAAAGAAAGTCTAGGAGAGTTTACTGTAGAATTTATTCAATTGAATGGAACGATTGCTCTAAGATTTACTCCATCAAATCAGGCAAAAACTTATGATATAAAAGCTTTCCGTCAATTATTTGATTCAAGAAGTACTGGTATTGGAACCAACATTATTGGTGATACAAATATAATAGGATTAACAACTGTAATTGGAGCTGGATCTACAGATCAAATTATTGGACTTGCTAGTAGCGAATTCAATTCAATCTTTGCATATGTTGAAGTTACAGATAATACAACTTCTGAAAGAGAATATGCAGAAATAACTGTTCTTCATGATGGGGTCAACGCATATCTTGGTCAATATGGATTTGATAGTAGTGAAAGATTGCTAAGTTTCTCACCTATCGGTACATTTGGTGCCAATATAGTAAATGATGTTCTAAAATTAGAATTCCATAATGATGGCACAAATACTGCCACAATTAAAGCAAATGTTGTTGGATTCACAACCACCAATGTTGGATTGAGATCAGAACACTTTAAACTTTCAACACAGGAAAATGGTACAGAGAGAACAGCAAGAATAGAATCTAATGTAATTCAAGAAACTGCTAATGCTGGTTATGGCATTACAGTTGTTGGAATCACATCAATCATTGATCGCTTTGCAAAATCAGTTATTAGAGTTTCTAGTGGAAATACCGAGTCATTAAGCCAAGTTTTATTTGCTCAGGAGTTTGCTCAACAGGATACTTTTGTTCTTGAATATCCACAATTGGGTATAAACACAGCAATTGGTCTTGGAACATTTAGTGCTCAATATAATGGAGATTTCTGTGAGTTAATTTTCTTACCTGATACAAAATATATTGGTGATGAAATTAGAATTGAAGAATTTAGTGAGATTGTTTATAGTGATCTAGATACAAACCTCAATCAAATTCCTGAATTTGGATTTGGAACTGCTATTGAAGTTGTTGTACAGGCAAAATACACTCCAGAAGACAGAACTAATTTTACTTTAGAATATGAAGGTTATCCAATTTTTGCAAGAAGATTTAATCCTGCAAATACTTCAGTATTCAATCAGACAACAGGAAACATTTTCTTAGAAAATCATTTTATGAACAATGGCCAGGATATCAAGTATGAACCTGGATCAACTATTATTGGAATTAATTCAGAATCAATTACTATTGGATCTACAACTGCTGGTGGTGGTGGTGTGATTGGTGATATTAGAAGTGGATCAAATGTTGTTTCTTCAGCAAGCACCAATTTAGGCATCTCTGTTGGTGATGAATTCTTTGGACCTGGTGTTGCATCTAGTGCTACGATTGTAAGTATTGGCAACACATTCAGATTCTTCCTTGGAGATTCTGATGGAACTAAAGTTATTACAGGAATTGCAAATACCACAGTCATTGCTATTGGTGACACGATTCGTGAACTTGTTACAGAAACTGGATTTGGAACTGTTACTGCTATTGGTGTACAACAACTTACTGTTGCAAATAATGTTCCAGTTGGTGTTGGCAGCACATACTATTCTGAGAGACTTGGTATTGGTATTACAATGTCCGCTGTGGCTACAGCAACTACGAGCAGACAGTCTTACTTCTCTGGATTCACCACAAATATTTTACCAGAGGATCTATTCGTAATTAGAATTGATAATAATAACATTAAACTTGCTAGTAAGAAAGACTTTGCTCTGAAAGGTCTTGGAATTACACCAACAGGTATCGGTGCAGGTAATAATCACCTAATTGATACTACCAAAAAACTTGAAAAATCATTGATTGTTCTTGACGGTGTTGTTCAAGATCCTATTTCTAGAACACTAGTGACACATGAGACTATTGAATCAGTTGCTGTTGGTAGAACATTTATCGCATTATCTGGTATCTCAACTCTTGTTCCCGATTACATTTTAAAAATTGGTGATGAGATGATGAACATTTTGAATGTTGGACTTGGTACAACAGGACTTGGCCCAATTACTGGTATTGGTACTTTCCAACTTGTAAATGTTGCTAGAGGATTTGTTGGAACAACAGAAGTTGCTCACGAAAGCAATCAAACAGCAATTGTCCACAGAGGGGCATTTAATATTGTAGAAAGTGATATTTACTTTGTTGATACACCTAAAGGTTCTGGTGGTGAGTTTATTACCGATGATAGAGGACTATCATTTACTAGATCCGAATTTAATGGGCGTGTTTATCTAAGAAATGATTACACTACGAATGAACTTTATGATGATATTTCAACTGAATTCACTGGTATTGGTAGAACATTTGCACTAAGTGTTAATGGTGGAAATTATCCTGTTGGTCTAGATACTTCTAGTGGAAGTGGATTACTCTTTATCAACGGTGTTCATCAGGGACAGTCAACTGATAACAACCCTCTAAATGTATATTCAATCTTAGCTAACGAAGATGATGTAGAAGTATTATTCAGTGGAACTAAACTGATAACTGGTGAACAGTACATTAGCGAACTTGATGCTATTAAAAATCAATTACCAGTTGGTGGTTCAATTATTGCTATTGGATCTTCTGGTGGAATTGGAGTAGCACCTCTAGTTGGAGCTAAAGTCATTGCTGAGGTTGGTGCTGGTGGTAGTATTACTAATATTATTGGTATTGATACTGTAGGAACTTATACAACGATTACTGATTTTATCTATGATGGAATAAGTGGTATTGGAACAGTAACTACTGCATCTGCTCATGGATTTACTAGTAATGATTTCGTTGATATGAGAAACATTCAGTTTGAATGTACTAGTGGTTATGACAGTCTAGTTGGCGTTTCTACTGTTGATTATGATAATGTATCTGGAATCATGACTGTAACAACATCTGGCAATCATAACCTGAATAAGGATATGAGAGTTCAGTTTGATGGTTTACAGATGATCTGCCCTGCAGGATCTTATAATAAGAGAGTTGGTGTTACTACATTTGAATATAATAATGTTGTTGGTATCATGACAATTACCACCGATCTTGTTCATGGATTGAATCCTGGTATGCAAGTCAAACTTGAAAGATTTGAGTTTGCTTGTGCCGCTCCTCATGCTGGTGTCACTACAACATTCTTCCCAGATGGAACAAATGGTAGAGTCTTTAATGTCATAACCAAGAGAAATAGCACAACTCAATTTGAAACCCAAGTTGGCGTTTCCACTATCCCTCATATTCCAACTGGAACAAGTGAGGCTGCAGTAGAAATTGGTGTTACTACTGATAGGTTCCCAAGTGATATTGGTACTCAGTGGGGTATTAGTGGATTTGATTACACCGAGTCTATCGGTGTTGGTACTATCACTACAAAGGGAACTCATGGAATTGGAATTGGATCTTTTGTCAGATTGGCAAATCTCGAATTCTCATGTGCTTCTGAGCACTCTGGAGTCACTACAACTATCTTCCCAGATACTGTAATTGATGAATTTGAAGTTACTGCTACTTCATCCACAACACTAACAGTTAATGTCGGACCATCAACAATTGCTCACACATATACTAATAATAGTGGACATTTAAATCGCGTAACATACGCTGATAGTTATTTGGTCAATTCAATTGTTGGCCCAACAACATTCGTCACTAATGTAAATCCTGTCGGTTTTGCACATACTTACGTTGGTGGTGGTACTGTTGATACTGGATTTACCACCACTAGATTCCCAGATAATAGGGGAATTCCTTTTGCAATTGATAATTTTGAATATGATAAGACCACAGGTTTCTCAACTATTACTACTAAGAAAAATTACAGCGGTCTTGCTGTTGGAGATGTAATTAATCTCTCTGGAATTGCACTAACATGTGCCTCGGCTCACAGTGGTGTTACAACAACTATTTTCCCAGATGGAACTCAAGGATTTGAATTTAAAATCTTTGGTCTTCCTGCTGCTAATAAAATTATCACTAATGTAGGAGTTTCAACAATTGATCACAACTATGATGATCATGGAATTGTGTTTGGTGTTAAATCAGTTGGACCATACGAAATCGATACTATAGTATCACCTACCGAATTTATAGTTGATGTATTTAAAGTTGGATTTGCACACACATTTGTTCCAAATAGAAGAAAAGGTGGTGTAGATCCTGAGGCTGCAAAATACAATTACTTGACATTCGGTTCTGGTTACTTCAATACAGTAGATGTTGTAGTTGAAGAGGAAGGTCATTCTGGCGCTGCTGCGACAGTTACAGCAATAATTCCAAATAACGAGCATAGATTCGTCTCTGCTTCTGCTAATGGCGTTACTAGAAGTATTGGTGGAACACTAACAGTAAGTGATTCAGATTATGATCCTGTAACTGGAATCCTTACAATAACATTTACTGGATCACATGGATTGACCGCAAGTTCAAATTCAATTCAAATTGCAGATGGCTCAATAGTATTCACATGTGCTCAAGACAGTCATCAAACCGTACATCCATATCCACGTTCTACAGATCCAGCATCTGGAGTAGCTCTTACAGTTCTTACCACACCAACTGCAACCAAGATTACTGTTAACGTTGGAACTTCATCAAATTCAACAGGCGGTATTCTAGAATTTGCAATTGCAGGTGGGGGATCTGGATATACTAATCCAACAATTCAAGTTCAAACACCATCATACTCTGATCTTCCAATTGAAGGTGTTAGTAGAAGTGGTCTTGGTAATACAACAGAAACTGGATTAGGTTTAAACGTTGATTGTGTAGTTGGATCTGGTGCTACTGCTGGGGTCGGAACAGATCTCTTTGGTATTGTTAATTATCAATTATCCAGTCCTGGATTCTCCTTCAAAAGAGGTGATATCTTTACTCCAGTTGGACTTGTTACTGCAGCAGGAATAATAACTGAATATTCACAATTCAATTTGGAAGTTATTGAAATTATTAGTGACACGTTCTCTTCATGGAACTTTGGACAAATTGATTATATTGACTCAATCTCAAGTCTTCAAGATGGATCTAGAACTAGATTCCCACTTAACTTGAATGGAATCCCCCTAAGTTTCCAAACAGATCCTACAAATCAAAGATCAGCTGAGATTGACTTGGATTCTGTTCTCCTGATCTTCGTCAATGGTGTTGTTCAGGTGCCCAAAAAAGATTACTTCTTTGAAGGTGGTACAAGTTTCAACTTCAACTTTACCTCACCACCATTGCCATTTGATGTAATTTCAATCTATTTCTATAGAGGAACTAGAGGAACTGATAGCTTCATCGTTACAGTATTTGAAACTGTAAAACCTGGAGATCAAGTTGGACTTAAGAAGTTTGATGGAACCGACACTATCACTCAGAATGAAAGAACAATCTTCTCTATTAAGGACTCTACAGATATTGAAACAAATGTCTATAGAGATCAAGGTATTGAGCCAAACGTCTTCAGACCAATCTCCTTTACCAGGCAGAAGAAAGATATTATCATCTCTGAACAAATTCAACCAAAAATCAGAGAAACACTTGAAGCACAAGTCATGCCAACGAGTAAAATCATTGGAGACCTTGGTTTAAGTGGATCTGAAATATTCCTTGAGAGTTCAGATCTCTTCAGATATGAGCAAGATGAAGGAAACACTGGTCTAGTTGTTGCAGATGGTCTTATTGTTAAATATAACGATCCCGTTGCGGCCGCAGTTACAGCATCAGTATCAGTTGGTGGAACAATTACATCATTAACTATTGCAAGTGCTGGTTCTGGATATGCTGATGGACCTGTCGAAGTTTCTATTGCAAATCCTTCAAAAGTTGACAATCCAAAATATGGAATTATTGGAATTGGAACTACTGCAATTGCAACTGGCAGTGCATCAGGTGGCATATTAACTTCAGTAACACTCACTAATGAGGGATTAGGTTATGATCCTACTAATCCACCAAAAGCAATTGTAGAATTCCCTGCTTCTGAAACTGAATCTGTTGTTGGTGCAGATGTCATTCTTGGTTATGCGGGTATTATTACTGGAATCGGTACAACAACTGGAACTGGTAGTCATCCTCTTGCAATTAAACTTCAAGTGGATTTGAGTGATTCTGGTCCTGTATCTTTACTACCAACTTTACTAGAAGGTTATCCAATTTTTGTTAAGAATACTGTTACTGGATCTGGAGTTACATCAGTTAATGCGGATGATTCGGCTATAGTTGGAATCGGAACAACTGTCCTAGATAACATCTATACAGTAAACGCATTTAACATTGAAGGTAATACAGGTATTATTACTTGCAATATTAAATCTGACACAAACACTATAGGAATTGCAACGACAACTGGTACAAATATTGGTGAATTCTCTTGGGGTAAACTCTCTGGATTTACTAGAGGAACTATTCCAATTTCAATTTCCGTAAGCGGAAATACTGTTGATGTTGGACTAACCACTTTCCCTTCAATATCAAGACGTGGATTGGGACTTAGAAACACTGGTAGTCTAAGTAAAATTATCTTCCTATAACTCAACGTATAAATAAAAAAAATTCCTTTTAACAGGTAGTAATGGCGGCTATTGTAACGGATCAGTTTAGAATCTTAAATGTCAATAATTTTATTGATTCCGTTGAGAATTCTAATAATTCATATTATATCTTTACATCTCTACCAAATCCAACTTTACTTGTTGGGTATGGTAGAACATCTGATTGGAATACCAACACTGCTGGTCCTCCTAGTCCAATTGATAATTTTAATTACAGCAATCATGCTTATGATACGATGCTGTTTGGTAGAAAAATTACTCCTGCCAATATTCGTAGAGTTATTAGAAGAGTTGATTGGGAACAAGGTAATGTATATGAACAATATCGTCATGACTATAGTGTAAATAATCTAACACCAACAACGGGATCAACCAGACTTTATGATGCAAGATATTATGTAATGAATTCTGATTTCAGAGTTTATATTTGTATTGAAAATGGAGCAGTGCCTTCAAATCCCTCTGGAAATTCATCCCAAGATGAACCAAATTTCACAGATCTAGAACCAACTAGGGCTGGTAATAGTGGTGACGGTTATGTTTGGAAGTATCTGTTTACAGTTGCCCCAGCAGATATTATTAAATTTGACTCAACTGAATATATTACTTTGCCACCAAATTGGTTAACTAGCATTGATCCACAAATTTCAGTTATTCGTGATAATGGTGATTCTGAAATAAATAACAATCAGTTAAAAACAGTTTCAATTAAGAATGCTGGATTTGGTTATGGTCTAGGTCTTGATGTTGAACTAGATGTTCTTGGTGATGGAGTTGGAGGAAAAGTTGTTGTTTCCACTGATACTAGTGGAAGAATAACTAATGCTCAAATATCTGCTGGTGGTAAGGGATATAGTTACGGTGTTATTGATCTTGGTCCTATTCAAAGTGGTAGTTTAACTGAATTTGCTGAATTAATTCCAATTATTCCACCATCTAAAGGTCATGGATATGACATATATAAAGAACTTGGATCAGAAAAAGTTTTAGTTTACTCACGTTTTGATGATTCAACTAAAAACTTTCCAACAGATACTCAATTTGCACAAGTTGGTATTGTAAAAAATCCAACATCTCTTGGATCTACATCTAATTTTTCTTCTAATGACTTTAGTGCAACAGGTCAAATTAAAGTTGTAAATCCATCTGGCAGTTTAGTTGTTGGTAATACGATTAAGCAAATTGTAGGAACCACAACAGCTGTTGCATACGTTGCATCTTTTGATGAAGAAACAAATATAGTTAAATATATTCAAGATAGAACACTTTACTTTAATAAGACCACTGGGACACAACGCGATTATATTGGTGTTACTTCTGAATCAAAATATGCTAATTTTGAATCATCTGCAGAATCTATCACAACAGATGGTGGATTCTCAGCATCTGTTGACACCTCATTTACTGGAATTACAACAATCATTGGTAACAACGTTATCAATCTAGGAGTTAATTTTACAGATGGAATCGCAGACTCTCAGATAAATAAGAGGTCAGGTGAAATAATATATCTAGATAATAGGCCAACAATTGCGAGAAACTCTCGTCAAAAAGAAGACATTAAAGTAGTACTGGAATTCTGAAACAATGGCACAAAAGACAAATCTAAACACAACCCCATATTTTGACGATTTTAACGAAAACGATAATTTCTATAAGGTTCTGTTTAAGCCAGGGTTTCCAGTTCAGGCCCGAGAGTTAAATAATGCACAGTCTATTCTCCAAAATCAAATTGAACAATTTGGAGATCATTTTTTCAAGGATGGTTCTGTTGTAATTCCTGGTGGACTTACATACGATAGTGAATATTATGCGATAAAGATTAATCCAGAATATCTTGGTGTTTCAGTTTCAACATATGCTAAAAGTTTTATTGGCACGGAAATTTTAGGACAAACTTCTAGAGTAACTGCATCTGTTGTAAATGTACTATTTGAAGAAGACTCAATCGATAATCAACTGACATTATATGTCAAATATTTAAACTCTAGTGAAGATGGTGCTTTCTCAACATTTTCTGAAAGTGAACTCCTTCTTGGAGAAGAGGATGTAACTTATGGAAATACAACTATTTCCCAGGGAGCTCCCTTTGCTCAGGTTGTTGCACAAGATGCAGCTTCTATTGGATCGGCAATTTCTATCGCTGATGGTGTTTATTTTATTCGTGGATTCTTTGTAAACGTATCTGCACAAACTATTTTACTAGATCAATATACCAACACTCCAACATATAGAGTTGGTTTAGAAATTATTGAAACAACTGTAAATTCAAATGAGAATACAAAACTATTTGACAATGCCGCTGGATTTAATAATTTCTCAGCTCCTGGAGCAGATAGATTCAAGTTTGAATTACAACTTTCTAAAAAATTATTAACTGATACAGATGACAAATCATTTGTAGAACTTTTAAGACTTGATGGTGGTGAACCCGATCAAGCAGAACCAAAAACTCAATATAATAAAATTAGAGATTATCTCGCAAAAAGAACGTATGAGGAATCTGGTGATTACGTTGTAGTCCCTATGGACCTCACTATGGATGAGTGTCTAAACGATGAACAGGGTAATGATGGCGTCTATGAGCGTACTCAAACCACTAGAGATGGGAATATACCCTCAGACGATTTAATGTGCCTTACAGTAGGTCCTGGTAAGGCATATGTAAGTGGATATGACATTGATATAACTGGATCAAGAGTTATTGATATTCCCAAACCAAGAGCGACTAAGAAAGTTGATGATTCTTTAGTTTCATTTGATCTTGGTTCAATTCTATTAGTAGAAAATGTACATGGTACACCAGTAATCGGTCTTGATAAGGATTCCACTCATGTAATTGATCTTTATGATCAAAGAAGAAATAGTACTACTGCTGGTACTGGTGAAAAAGTTGGTGAAGCTAGATTATATTCTTTTGCTCCAAGAAATTCATATTCCAATAATAATAGTAATTGGGAACTAAGATTATATGATATTCAGACTTACACTGAATTGACTCTGAATGAGGTATATCAATACTCTAAAGGTACTTATTTCAAAGGAAATAGTAGTGGTGCTAGTGGATATGCTGCTGAAGCTTGGTCAAGTGGTGATAAAGTAAAACTTCATCAAACTTCTGGAACTTTTGCTGAAGGTGAAACTATCAGTATTGATGGTACAAATGAATTTCCAAGAACTATCAAAGATATAATAGTTTATGATATTAATTCAGTAAAATCTGTATATCAGGACGCATCAACTCTTGGTTTAACTGCTGATTTTGTTGCAGATACACTTCAGAGAGGTAGAGTCGCTCCTAGATTTACTAGAAGGGATACTATTCAAGTTTCTGCTGCAGGAACTGTAACTTCTCCAGGTAATAAGTTTACTGGAATTGCAACTAATTCAATTATTAGATATCAAAATCCAGAATATGATAGAGTTGTATTCAACCGTGTAAGTGCAGTTGCTGCTGATGGAAATTCAATGACAATTGTGGCCGTACCAACGGTCGCTGGTGTTGTTACTGGATCTCTACCATCTGGCACAATTGAAACTGGATTTAGAATTGGCGAGACAAGATTTGATCAAGGTGATAATGGGGGATCATTATTTTTACCATTAGATCAGGTAAATATTGCATCCGTTGATATTTCTAAATCAAATCTTACAATTTATGAGCAAATACTTGCACAATCAACAAATACCTTAGGTGAAATGTCCATCAACATTAGTAATGTTGGTGTAACAAGTTCATTTTTTGATGCCTTTGATGGTGAAAGATATGTAATAACATATTCAGATGGATCTACCGAAAACCTGAGATCTGAACAGGTTACAATTAATAATGATGGAACTATTGTCTCTTTTACAGGTCTAAACAAAAGTGAAAGTAATGTTACTGTTCTGGTAACAGCTAAAAAGAAAAGATAGCAATCAAAATTAAAAGAGTGGACAAGAAGTACAAAACTAACTGTAGACAAGTCTAAATTAAGGAGTTCTGGAATCACTACAGGAACAGTGAATGGAATGACCCATAACGCTTTCTATGGACTTAGAGTTGAAGACGAAGAAATTTCACTGAATTATCCCGATGTTGCTCAAATTCTTGCTGTATATGAATCAAAAACATCAGTAGCTCCAACATTAGATGCATTGACATTTGAAACTGGACTTGGATTGGACACCAACTCAATTGTTGGAGAATATCTTCTTGGACCCAATAATACTGCTGTAGCACAAATAATTACAAGAGTATCACCAATTAAAGTTGAAGTTGTATATCTGAATGATGAGAGATTCTCTGTGGGCGAAACTCTCACATTTCAAGAATCTAGAATTGAAGCAACTATTCAGTCAGTCCTTGATGGTAGGTATGTAGATCTAACTGAGCAATATGTTCTTGATGATGGTCAAAGACCAGATTTCTCTGATTATTCAAGATTGGTTAGAGTTGAAAATAAAGTTCCAACAAAACAATTGTTAGTTATTTTCAATCATTATACTATCCCAGATAGTGATGATGGTGATGCTTTTACTGTATTATCTTACGGTGCAGATAGATTCAAGAATGATATACCAGATATTTTTGAACCAAATAATTTCAATCAATTTAGTTTTGCGAGAGCGTCAGATACATTAGACTTTAGACCAAGAGTTGCTCCTTTCGGAACTGAAGCTGGAAAATCACCATTTGATTATGATTCTAGAGATTTCTCAGGTACTGGTTCTTCTTCACCATTGATTCCAAAAGACTCTGAAAGTTCTTTCCTTAGTTATGAGTATTATTTGGGTAGAATGGATAGAATCATTCTAACTCCAGAGGGTGAAATTGAAGTTGTTACGGGTACTCCATCTGACGATCCACAAGTACCTTCAGTTGTCGAAGACTCTATGACTTTGGCAACATTGGAGTCTCCACCATATGTTTATGACATTGAAGATACTGAACTAACTCTCGTTGATAATAAGCGTTTCACAATGAGAGATATCGGTGCTCTTGAAGATAGAATTGAAAATCTTGAAGATACCGTGTCTCTTTCAATACTTGAAAATGATACCAGATCTTTACAAATTACAGATGCTGATGGGTTGAACAGATTCAAAACTGGGTTCTTTGCTGATGATTTCACAAATGATGACTTATTCGATGAAGAATTAACAACAATGGTTGTGGATCCTGGTATCGAACAACTTTCATGTGAAGCTTTCCAAGTATCTTTAACTCCACAGTTGCAGTATCAAAAACAAAATGATGTTAATACTCTAGATCTATCATCTAATGATCCATTGTTAGATACAAATTGTCAAAAAACAGGAAATGTTGTAAGTCTAAAATATGAAGAGATTGAATATCTAAAGCAAGCATTTGCAACTAGAGTTGAGAATG